TATACTAATAGTGATGTTGACACACACTTAAATCAATCATCTGCATCTACTAACCAAGTACTTTCTTGGAATGGTAGTGACTATGCATGGGTTAATAATGCTGGTGGTGGAGGCGGTGGTGGTAATGCATTTACTAATATTGCGGTTTCTGGACAATCTACAGTACAAGCAGATGCTTCGACAGATACATTAACTCTAGTTGGAGCAGGACTAAATAGTATAACAACGGATGCATCGACTGACACAGTGACGATTGGAACGCCCACAGGCATTCCTTTTGTGAAAGAAGATGGAACATCAACGAGTTTAAATATGAGTGTTGAGGCAGGAACTTTGTCCTCGGCAGTATCTAGTTTATATATTCCTTTTGTTAAGGAAGATGGAACTAGTGTCACAACACTTGTAATGAGTTAAGGATAAGAGATGGCAGCGAAAACACCAATTAAAGCGACATTCACAGGTTCTAACGTAACAGGGCTTGCAGAATTTGTTGCAGCAGACTTTATCCCAATCTCAGATGGTGGTACTGGTGCAGTAACAGCATCAGATGCAAGAACCAATTTGGATGTCGATTCATCGACAGAAGTAACAACAAAAGCAGTCAATAACGGTATTACGTTTGCGATTGCATTAGGATAACGATATGGCAATACCAAGTACAAGAGCAACATTCAAAGAATACTGTCTTAGAAGTTTAGGTAAACCAGTAATTGAAATCAATGTTGACCCAGACCAAGTAGAAGATAGAATTGATGAAGCACTTCAGTATTTCTCACAGTATCACTATGATGGTATTGAAAGAGTATATCTAAAGTATCAGATTACACAAGCAGATATTGACAGAGCAAGAAGTGATAGTTCATTACCTTCCGTAACAGATGTAGATTCATCTACAACAGCAGTATGGAAAGAACAGAAGAACTACATTCCTGTTCCATCTACTATTATGTCTATAGTCAAAGTATTTCCTTTGACAGATAAAGCATCTTTGAATATGTTCGATGTACGTTATCAGATGAGACTGAATGACTTATATGACTTTAGTTCTACTTCTGTTATACATTACGAAATGACAATGCAACACCTAGACCTTCTAGACCATATTTTGATTGGTGAGACTGCAATACGTCACAACCAACACCAGAATAGATTGTATTTGGATGCAGACTTTAAAACTGATTATGTTGATGGAGATTATATCGTCATTGAATGTTATCGTAAATTAGACCCAGCAACTTTCACAGATGTGTGGGATGACATATTCTTGAAGAAGTATGCAACACAACTTATTAAAATGCAGTGGGGTGCAAACCTTTCTAAATTCCAAGGCATTCAAATGTTGGGTGGAGTTGCCCTAAATGGCGAACAGATATATACTCAAGCACAAGAACAAATTGAGAAATTAGAAGAACAAATTCAACTGGCATATGAGTTGCCTCCAATGCATATGATAGGTTAAGAAATGCCAACTAATGTATACTTTGATACAGGTACAAAACCAGAGCAGAACCTCTATGAAGATTTAATCATAGAACAACTGCGTATTTACGGTCAGGATTGTTATTACATTCCTCGTAACATGGTGTCTGAAGATAAAGTATTTGGAGAAGATTCACTATCTAAGTTTGAAGATGCATACATGGTTGAAATGTATGTTGATAACATAGATGGATATGAAGGCGAAAAAGAATTGATGTCTAAGTTTGGTTTAGACATTCAAGACGATGCAACATTCACAGTTGCAAGAAGAAGATGGGAACAGTTTGTTACGATAGATAATAATCTTGTTGTATCATCAAGACCAAACGAAGGTGATTTAGTATACTGGCCTAAAGGAAGTAAACTGTTTGAAATCACATTTGTTGACCATGATGACCCATTCTATCAAGTACACAATCTACCGACATACAAACTAAAATGCAAAACCTTTGAATACGGTTCAGAGGATTTGGATACTGGTATTGCAGAGATTGATGCAATTGAAGCAGATAACAGTTTAGACCAGTTGTCACATCAAATGACTCTAGAGAATGCAACAACATTCAACGAGTTCTTTGCTTTGGAACAGGGAACACCTTCAGATGGACAACTCATACTAGAGGATTCATTACTTGGTGATAAAATTCTATCTGAGACAGTAGATAATACTGGTTCAATTGTTATGGAAAATAATGTAGAGGATGCTGATGCGTCCTATATAATACTAGAAACTTATCGGGTTGACACTATTGATGAAAGCGCTCAGAATGATTTATTTGATAGTGAAGAGGATACAATATTAGATTTTACCGAATCAAATCCATTCGGTGATGCTGGGAAATAAATTATGATTGGAAATTACTTTTACAACGAATCGACAAGGAATGTAGTGGTAGGATTTGGTTCTATCTTCAACAACATTCAACTTGTTAAGAAAGACAATTCTGGTAACGTGACACAGACTATGAAGGTGCCTCTTGCATATGGCCCAAAACAGAAGTGGTTATCAAGATTAAACCAAGACCCTAACCTTACTAAAAAGGTTGCGGTTACTTTACCTCGTATTGGTTTTGAGATTAGTGGTTTAGAATACGACCCATCTCGTAAACTGAATAAGATGATAAAGGTGAAGAAGCATGCTGACGGAGCAGATAAAGACCAATTAAAATCTGGTTTCATGCCTGTTCCTTATAATGTTAGTTTTGAACTATTCATTATGAGTAAGAACTCAGACGATGCATTACAAATTTTAGAACAGATTCTACCATACTTTCAACCAGAGTACACAGTTACTTTGAGAGAAGTACCAGAATTAGATATTGTTAGAGATGTTCCTGTAACATTAAACAGTATTAGTTATGAAGATAGTTATGAGGGAGACTTTGCAAGTCGTAGAGCAATTATCTACACACTAAGTTTCTCTGCAAAGTATTATCTATATGGCCCTGTAAGTTCACAGAATGTTATTCGAAGTGTACAGGTTGACCAATATACAGATATGCCAGTGAACTCTCCTAAGAGAGAACAGAGATATTCTGCAACACCAAAACCAGCAGATGTTGCTCCATCAGATTGGGATGTCGATGACGGTGATTTCGGATTCAATGAGACTACAAGTTTCTATGAAGATGCAAAAACTTTCGATCCATCTAGTGGACAAGACGTATAAATATAGGAAAGAATTAAAAGGGTTGATGAAATATGGCAATTAGAAAAATTATTAAAAGAGCTACAGACTCACTCTTTGTAAACACAGAGTTTGATGGAACTGAAGCAATCAAACCACCAGTTGGTACAACTGCTCAACGAGCAAATGCAGCTGCTGGTGATTTAAGATTTAATACGACAACAAACTTGATGGAGTATTATGATGGAAGTGGATGGAAATCAATTGATTCTCCACCTGTGGTTTCAGCTGTCTCTCCATCTGCTATTGCTAACTCATCTAGTTCAGTTGACATTACTATAACTGGCGATTTCTTTGCGAGTGGTGCTACAGTAAAAGCAATTGGACAAAACCTTTCAGAAATTGCAGCATCCTCAGTAACATTTACAAATTCAACAACTCTAGTTGCAACATTCAATGGAACAAGCTTCGCTGACGCACAGGAAGATTATAGTATTGAAGTCACAAATGTATCTGGACTTACTGGTAAGGGTGTAGACCTACTAGCAGTAAATGCAAGTCCTGCTTGGACTGTTGCGGCAGGAACACTCACCACCATTTATGATTCTAGTAGAAGTGGTATTTCAATTACAACAGGTGCAACAGACGATGAAGGTGCATCATTAACGTATTCTGTGTCTACAGGTTCTTTACCTAGTGGACTTTCTATTTCTTCATCAACAGGAACAATCACTGGTTCTACTAGTGCAGTTGGTAGTGATACAACAGTGACATTTACTTTATCGGTTACTGATGGTACTAATACTACAACAAGACAATATTCTATAATTCAAAAAGCACCTGTAATCACATCATACACTTCAACTGGTTCATTTACATTCAGTGTTCCAACAGGTTTAACAGCAGTAGACGTACTAGTCGTTGCTAGTGGTGGTGGCGGTGGCGGTCGTGCTGGCGCCGGAGGTGGTGCTGGTGGTTTAATTTATAGACCCGCATTCCCTGTAACGCCAGGCGGTTCAGTGGCAGGTTCAGTTGGTACAGCAGGGTTCGGCGGCCCAGGCCCAGGCGGAAAAGGTA